GCAATTACTCCTTGCATCGATGTAAGATGCTCGTCCAACTGTTTATCAGCTAAACGAGCAGTACTACATTCGATCAGAGAATCGTCAACGAGTATAAAATCGTTGAGAAAATCTGCAACCAATTGAGTATCAAAAGCGACTTCATATTTATAGAATATGAACGTCAATTGACGTACACAATCTACGGCAATGGAATCTCCTTTCAAGGCAGCTTCGATAGCTTTGCCCAAGAAGACGGGAATGTGAACCTGGATACAAGTATCCCGGGCAAACCCGTCCTTGTAGAGCATCACTTGCCTTCCGGTAAAGGAAGGAACTGGTGTCCATTCCGATGTGGAATGAAAGCTATCTAAGGCTTTTCCTATAAGAGGAAGAGTCGTTGTCAAGAAAGAGAGTCCCTCTTTTTCAGCGCGACGTCTAAAGACTGATAAATCAGCCAGTTCAACGTAAGCGCTATAGCGATGGTTAGTCGCGAGGTTCTCCCACAAAAGGAGAAGGCTTTTCAGGTCACCCATATAAATGGACAATCCTCCAAAGCATACCCAAGCAACTACCACTCTCGTACAGACTAGTTCTTAATAATGAGAATCATTATTATCACCAGCGCCACACCCAACATGGAGAGTGTCGTAAGGAGTATCCTCCCAATATAATATATTGGAGCTTGACTCCTTCCGAGCACTTTAATTCTCCCCGTTGAGGACCGCCGTGACGTTCGCGTTTGACCCACCTTCAATAAGAAAGTCAATCAGTTGATTGACCATCTCTATGATGAGGGCATTCGTGATCGCCGTACTCGGAGGCCTGACGATGTTCATGTAAACAGAACACGTCGCGGGAACTAAAAGCGCATCGATCGCAGTGCGATCGATACGAATTAGCTTCCGTTGGTTCCCTTTCGAATCGACGTCATGAGACACCGTAAGGAGTTTCTCTTCAGGAAGTGTTAATCCTGCAACAGAGAAAACCGATTTACCGTTGTCCGCAAATCGCTGTACAAATACAGTAAGATTTGTGTCAACGTCAGTCGGAGTATCCTTAGAAAGGGACTGTGAAGTGGCTAACGCCATAGGGTATACCTTCCCTCGTAAAGAGGTGTTAGTGTGTATACTAGTGTTACCACTAGAATTAATGCCTTGCTACACTGGGAGAATTCCCAGTTGACAAGGCTGTGACGAGAGAAACAAGCTGAACAGCTTGTTTCACGCTAGGTGTCTTCCACCCGAGTCCAGCAAAAGTTGCTGCATCGGGATAGATCGGCATACGATGGAAATATTCCTTCGTAAACGTCGCGCCACCTGACCTGACCGATGTGAGAGTTGAATCGAAACCTCGATTCCAATTCCAATCGATCTTTAACACCTGTTTGCACTGCAGATAACTATCCACAGTTACAATCGGTAACTCCAAAGCATCATAACGGAAACGATTTAACCATCCACCAACGTCAAAGAACCAGTCCAAGACGAAGGTAAATGGTATCGCGTCCCAAATGATACGAGGATTCAGCTCAAATCCGAGCGCATCCATATAGGCTCGAATTTGACGGTCAGCTCCATTCCAGACCGCAGGGCGTTCTGGCATATAAGCTATACCGGCGCTGACATCCCTAGTATACGAAGCAGTCCAATAAATCAAATCATTGGGTGCCCCAGAATACCAAGGGAATGTTCCCGATACACCTTGTGAGACGGATTCCATTTGGCGGGTCTTTTTAATAACCTGTCCAAATAGGGATTCGAATGCTGCCAACTTTTCTTGCATAGATCGGAAAACGTCGATTATCGCTGCGATGTCTCCATATAAAGGGAGTACACCGAACGATACTTCGAGATGTTGTCCTGCAAC